GCAACTCTAAAAGCTGAAATTCATTCATGTTTATTCCTCTTCTTCTGCAACGGGCTCTTCTACAACTTGTTTAGCTTTTGTTTTTTTAGGTTTTTCATCTGGCACTTCTTCGATAAAGATTGAGCCAGCACTATTCAACCCATTCAAAAGACCGTTGATAAAAGTTTCAGTCGGTTTATGCCCTTCACGAGGAAAGGCATCACCAACAGAATAGTCATGTTGTTCAGGATCGTTCAAGTCCTTAAATGGACGGATTACTGTATAGCTCAAAGGCCACCTCCTTACCCGACAGCGTCAGTGTAAGTGCCAAAAAATCCAGCAGCTTCATCTACTTTCTTAACATCCAAGCGAATGAATAGTCCAAGCAATTGTCCATAAATGTCATTATTTACCCATTTGACAGATACTTGAGAGCGGTCAAATAATCCAACGAATTCAGCGATGTCACCGATAAAGAATTTCATATCACGCTCGCTACCAAATACTGTATCGTCTACTGTGTAGATAGTCTTGCCACCGAATGAGTAACCAGTAGGTGATGTGACATCTGGTTGGAGCATATAGTTTCCATTTTTGTCTTTCACTTTGTCAAGCGCTGCAAACATTGATTGAGTTACTACGATACTTGCTTTATAAATTGGTTTAAGTTTTTTGTTGTAGATGTCTTTGATACCATCAAATCCAGTAGCATCGGCTGGAGTAGCTGTTTTTAGAACTTCTGCAACCAATGAAAGTTCAGTGTTTTCCCCTTGGTTAAACACTTCTTCTTCGACGATTTCCATGATGTCGTAATCTGCATCATCAATCATTTCTTGTGATACTGGGATATAGCCACGATATGTTTTGATTGAGTAAGTAACATCAGTGATGTTTGGTTTTGCAAGTTCTGGATTAGCCTTCAATTCATCTGTTGATGACATTTTTGCATCGCTTTTCTTGATAACTGGATATTTACCACCACCGCTGTTAACTTTTACACGCTTCACAAGGTCCAAAAGTGGATTGCGTGTTTTGTTTACAAAGTGTGGTTTTAATACTTCAGTAGGGATTAGAGCTGCACTTCCTGAGTCAGTTGTTTTCAATCCTACGATATCACGAGTTTGTCCAGAGCGAATGTATTTTGCAATTGCATCACGTTGTTCCAATTTTTGTCCTCCACGTTGTTCTTCTTTCTTTGGATAAGTTGGTGCTTTACGATTTAGTTCTTCAACTTGTTTTTTTAGATCTTCGATTTCTTTTTCAAGTTGTTCTTTTTCTGCTTCCATTTCATCCAATTCTTTTTGAATTTCTTCAAGTTTTTTTTCAACTTCTGAAACTTCTTCTTCAGTTCCAGCTTGTTCCAATTTAGCAGCTTCAAGTTCAGAGCGTTTGTTCAATTCCTCGATTGATTCTTCAAGCTCTACTACCTTATCTGCTTTATTGCGCATACGAGCGCCCAAAATCAATGATTTGTGCATAGATTAAATTTCTCCTTAATTTCTTTCTTGCGCTTGTCTAGCGCTTCACGATTGGCACGCTGTTGACTTTCAAAGTCTTTCTGTCGTGCAGCAATTTCCGTTTGTGGATATGCTGGGAAAGTACATGGGCTTACTTCAAAGATTTCTAATTCTAAGATAGTGTCCAGGTACGAACCATCAGCACGTTCTTCTGTGTCGATTTTAATCGGGATAAACCCAAAACTACATCCGACAACATCACCACGTTGAACACGAGCATAGGCTCCAATGGCTTGCGGGTCTTCTTTGTTGATGATGATGTCCCCAAAGAGTCCGATTTCATCAACTCCCAAAGTGACCGTTCCATTTCCAGTACGACCAAGCACTAAACTATCATCATGGTTAAACAATGCCCTGATGTCAGCGTTTTGGATTGCTTTTTCAACACCTTCACGCTTAATCACTTCAAAGTAACCTGGCCATAATTCAGTAACTTCATCGAACTTGATAAAGTACCCACTCAAAATCAAATCACCAGTTTCGGTTTCTTCTCGTGTTTTGAATTGAGCGGTGCGATAACTATTGCGTTTGTTCATCTTCTTCCTCACCTCCTTTCAACTTCTTCTGGTCCCCAAGCTTGTCTTGTGGGATATAGTTTTCAAGAGCAAGGAGCTCATCCATATCAGGATCAGGCGGCATTCCTAACCAGTCTCTCCACTCGTTTCTACGCATTGCCATACTATTAGTCATCTGTTGTGCTACTGATGACAATTCTGTAATGTCGTAAGAATAAAGCGAGCGAGCGTTAAGTTTAAAATACCGATTGTTTGAAACTAGTAAATCTCTAGTTAAGGTCTGAGTGATTGTCGTTGCAATGCTCATGACTGTTGTATTGACAAAGTTGTTGTATTCTTCTTTGTTGAAATTTCCAACTCCCAAAATAAAAGCTGGAACTCCCAAAAGTCCAGCAACTGTTTTTTTATCAATTTCAACAGATTCATTGATGGCAATATCTTTCAAACTGAGTGGTTTAACCTGTTCAACGCTCATAAGAGCATCAGGGATAATCCACGGTTCACCAGACTGGCTAGTGCTGAGATATTTCTTAGCGACAAGGTCACGACCTTCTTGAGTTGCTAAGTCTCCACTCGAAGAATCAACTTTCACAATCAAGCTAGGAACATTCTTACCGCTCATAAATCCTTTTTTAATCTGAGTAGCAAGGTTTAAATTCCTAACAATATCTCTCAGAGCAAGTCTATATCCAGTACCTACAAATGGATTGTCTGGGTCTGGATTGATTGCAAAGTGTACGATTTCGCTTGGATTGTAATCAGTGCCACGATAATTCACGACATAACCATTATCGTCACTTCTGAAAGATACTTCGCTCATCGCGAATGGTCTCAGGTTCAAAATATAATCATTCACAGGATCATACTCAACATGAAGAACCGAATTACCATCTCCAAACAATAATAGGTCACGCACAATCTTGAAAATCCAAGTCTTGCGAGTCATATTGTCGCATGGGTTTACATCTATTTTTCTAGCTAGTCCGTCTTTAATTCGGATATCGCCTTTGTCAGTATTCTCCATCAAGTGAATAGTCATATTAGATACCATGTCAGCAACCTTATTGACTGCTGCAATCACATCAGGATTGCGAGCTAAAGGAACATAGCCATCACCATCAAGAAACAAACCAAAGTCTGAATGAGTGATGACATTTGTGCCACTTTGAGTTTTACCTCGTTTTAAAATCCTATCTAAAAGCCCCATTTTCTCACCTCCTTTCCCTCTACTTGAAGAAGCTCATGACATCTTGGTTCTTACCAAGGTTTGCAAGAGCTTGAATGCAAGCAAAAACGCTGGCATCGAACAAGTCAATTCTTGCAGTACCACCGTCACCGTCTAATTTTTCATATTGCACAGCATCATCCACTTTCTCAATAGCTCTGACATTACTTACACAATATTCATAAGCATCAGAGTGAAGATAATAAAATTCTTTATTCTTAACTTTAAACTCAATCCGTCTGAATCCCTCTGATTTCAGATAGAAAAGCTGGGGTTGGTCAATCATCTTAAACCGAGCATGTTTCATCTTAGTAAGGAACTCACGACCAAACTTCCTATCCATTCCGACAGCAGCAATCTTGAACCCTTTATCTCTCATCTTGATGAACCATTTAACGATATCATCATAGAGAACTGTCGGAGTATTACTCATAGTTAGCCAGCCATCAGACTGCCAACCAAAGAGAGGAATGCCATCATCATTAGCTTTCTTCTGAGCGTTGACACGAGGGAAAAAAGCGTGTGTGATACAGATGTCAACATCTTTCTCACCGTCATGATAGACTCCGTATAATGCAGCAGCGGTCAAGTCATGCAGTCTTGACAAGTCAGCTCCACCATACCATTGAATAGGCAAGCGTGCCAGTTCTTCCAAAGTCCAATCATAGCAACTGTCTGAAGCAATGAACTCATCAGGATTGAAATAAGCGTTCATTGAGTTTGTAAAGACATTTAAAGTCTTGTTGAAGAACTCATTCCTAGTCTGTGGATCATTCATAGCTTGCTCAGCTTCAGCTCTCAAAGCAGGCATGGACACCGTGACACCCCAAGACGGATTTGCCATCTTCAAAACATTATCATCAAGATAGTCACCAACATCGCCATCCGTTGTCTGATTGGCTTTACAAATAAAGATAAATAAAGCCTCATCCTGTACCAACTGCTTGAGCACTTTCTGACAGTATTTCAAGCGGTTAGCAAGAAATCCAGTAGGAATATCACCAGCCGTTGAGATAACAAAAAGCATACTGTTTCTGTATGCTGACATTGTTTTCTTCATAAGACCATACTTCTTACTATTCCTCATCGTGTGAGCTTCATCTATGACCGTGACATTGCCATTGAGAGAGTCCAAACGGCTCTCATCGTTGGCCAAAGCCTGAATATAGAATGACCCATCATCTCCAAAATTAGCTGTGATAGAGTGTTCTTGGTTATTGTCCTTGATACGGATAGATTTCTCATTCCAACGTTCCACGTTGAACTTGATGAAATTAAAGGCTTCCAGCGCTTGCTTGACAGAATTGGCCACGATATAACATTTTGAACCACTATCGGCATCTAAAATCTGATAAAGCAAAGCAATAGCAGCAGTAAAACTAGTCTTGCCGTTTTTCCGTGCCAGCATTATCAAGGCTTCTTTGAACCTACGCTCGTTCGTACCAGTGTGATAGAACCCAAAGAGATTGACAACCGTGAAATGTTGCCACGGTTGCAAAATCAAAGGCTTGTTACGGATAGACATGGCAAACATGTCATCTCCTTGCTGATGAACAATTGAGTTCTCAATGAAGTGAACGGCAAAATCCACTATATCCTCATCAAGCTCATATGTTGGATTTTCCAAATCCCTTAAAAATCGTTCAGCAGCCAAAATCCGTTCTTCGTTATGTTCCTCTTGATAGCTCAGGACATAATCAACATAGGCTTTAGCTTTTCCAAGATTGGTTGTAGCGTGGCGAAAATCGGCAAAACGTTTTTCAAAGTCTTTATCCATCTTTCACTCGCTTCTTTTTCAGTTCATTCTTAAACTTCAGGACTTCGGTAAGAACTGAATCACCTTCTTGTTCTACTACTTCACCGAGTGATTTCGGGTTCATCATCAACTGATTAGAGTAGCTGAGAATGTCTTTCCTCAAAATTTCCATCGCTGTCAAGATTGGAACTTTACGTTCGTTCTCAGCACCAGCTTTATTGACGTAGGTGTCTGTTACTGGATAACCCATGTCAGCATAATCTTGAGCAAGTTTCTGATACTGATATAGCATACCTGCAAAGATGTCAATGATCATTTCAAACTCTTTACGATAAGTGCCCAAGTCTTTCATCTGCTTGACCACTTTTGACTTAATCGACTTCGCTGTAATAGGTTTAGCCAAAAAACTACCTCCTTCTGCCAAAATTGCTTAGTTTTTATCCCCTTTTTGTTTGAAGGGTCCCGACTTGGAAAAAGTTCCCTTCACCGGTACCCAACAGCCCAAAAAATATTTTTTTTAGGTGGGGGGTAAAAATAAAAAATCGAAAATTTTAAAAATTCGATTTTTACAAAATTTCATTTTTTTGATTTTTAAAAAAATCCTCAAAATCCTTTTTTCGTTTTTTCTGCCAATATAATCCCTGATTGATTACTTTGTCATTAACCCTATCATGAAACGTGTTATGTTTTTTATTTGTCAATGGCAAACAATTCCATTCAACGAATTCGAGTTCAGGATATTCTGATACAGGGAAAATATGATGGACCATTTCTGCTTGAGTAGAAATTCCATAGCGTAAACTTTCTTGACAAAGATAGTCATGTCTGCGCATTACTTTATCACGGAACTTCTCCCACTTCTTAGACTTCAAGGTTTGTCTGATAGGTTTGTTATACATATCAAACCTCCTTTCTCGATACTAAAAGGGACAGGCCAACGACCTATCCCATCTCATACAAGAAATCTATGCTATCATAATAATTCTTTTTTTGTGAGAAAACAATAGCTTTTATTCTCATCTTTTTATTTTGCATATTATTTTTCCTAGATAGAATCTAGTTGCTACAAATAAAAAGATAAAAGGCAAAGCGAGGAATATAACCCATGAGAATAATAAATCATCTACTTCACTTTCTGACCAATCAAAAACATGTAAAAGACAAATTATTATCGCATAGCATATAACTGGATATCCAACAATTAATCCTAATAGCTCCATTATTCTTCTCCTCGGACTATACCAATTTTACCTCTCACTTTCACATATCTTATATTTTGTTAAACTCACTCTAAAACTTAAACCCTTACTAGTCATAGGTTTTAAAGTGTTTCATTTTTTTAGTTTATGCTTAACTCATTATGTGAAAGTAATATCTAAAAAAATTAAATAACAAAGTTCCGTAGTGCATCATCAAGTTCTGCTTGTTCAATTCCTATGTATCTCAGTGTGATTGCTGGTGATGAGTGATTGAACATTTTCTGTAATGTCCCTACGTCCTTTGTCTTGTTGTAGTATTTATATCCAAAAGTCTTGCGCATTGTATGTGTGCCAACATTATCAATGCCAAGTTCTTCAGCTGCTTCATGAATAATCTGATAAGCTCGCTCACGAGTGATCGCTTTATTCTGACCTTGCCTACTCTTGAATAAGAAATGATGAAATGGTTTACCTTCTACATATCTCCTCATTTCTTTCTTGAGTTCTTTGGTCATTCGTCTAGTTATCTGCTTACCAGTCTTTCGTTCTCTCAGTTTGATATGCCATCCTTGAACATCTTTAACTTTCAAGGTAAGTATATCTCCTACTCGTAATCCAGTATTCAATCCTGTGATGAATAGCATGTAATACATCTCGTTCCATTCTTTCAAATAGTCTTTCATGGCCTGGATGTCGTCACTGTCTTTTATTGGTGATACATACTCCATGTTTACCTCCTTTCTTTAAAACAAAAAGCCAGCGGTTTGCTGACTTTCGATGATACCTCTGTTGGACAACTTTTCTGACTAGAATTAAGGATGTCTCCCAAAGTGTGATTTGTGTTTTTGTTTCAGAAGTTCATG